GGGCGTTGCTATGCTGCTATGGAGGAACTTTATTGGGGGGATTTTGGAGACTACTGCCGTTCTCATTCTGCAGATTCTAAAAATGATTTCATTGAGCAGCTAATAAATAGAGCAATTTCGCAACTTGCTACTGATGCAGGATGTAAAGTTTCTTCTCGTTTAAATACATATGATTGGCTAGCCCAACCTAACGGTTATGATGTATTGCCTGATGCACCTGATGCACTAGCCTACATTGGTGACTGGAGTAGCGATATGCATGCGCCTTTTGTTTATGCCGTATCTCAACAACCAGAAGAATTACCGTTAACTGTTCCTCTTATTAGTTCTCCTACTCGCATAATAGAAGCATTAGTTACTGATATTTTTGAGGAAAGAATCAATGCCTAACGAAATGAAGGTTGGCTTAGTCCTCTCTGGTGGTGGAGCTAAAGGCGCATACCAGGTTGGTGTTGTTAAAGCCTTGCGTGAATTAGGCACCACCATTGATATGGTGTCAGGTGCAAGCATTGGTGCACTTAACGGCGCAATATTAGCCTCAGCGCCCTCTTTTACAACGGGCGTTGATCGATTGGAAAAGCTTTGGCTTACTCTGGCGAAAGACTCACCCATATCGATAAAGTCGTCAAGTTATCTACAATTACTGGCTGCAACAGGACTTCGATTAAATGGCCTTGGTTATCTTCGATTATTAGTTGATGGTGCTCACTCATGGGCTAAAAAAACAGGCTTTGAACTACCCGCTATTTTTGACAAACTCGACTCCGGCATTCTTTGTGATAAACCCCTTCAATCCTTAATGGATCAATATCTTGATACTAAGGCTCTTACTCATGGGCTACCACTTTACATTTCCGTCTTTGAAAGTTTAGGTAGCACCATTGATCTGCTACGTACGGCTGTAGCTGAAATGGGGATACTAGACACACCAGGATCAGAGTTTTTACATATTCAGTCATTACCAGAAAAAATACAAAAAGAAGTTCTGCTCGCTTCTGCTGCTATCCCGCTTTTATTTGCACCGAGAAATATAAATGGTTCTCGATATTCCGATGGCGGGCAAGGTGGCTGGCAAAAAGCTCAAGGTAACACACCAATAACGCCCTTGCTCAAAGCAGGTTGTAATATGGTCATAGTTACACATCTCAGTGATGGATCTTTATTGTACGTATCCTTGCTTAACTAAATTTGATCTTTGTTGAGCCGACATTAGTATATTTAATGATTCAGCCTCTCTATAATTAGCGGTATATGATCCAGAACCAGACATAAGCAACCCAACACTCATGGCGGCCTTATAAGATCCGTAAGCGATGATAACGGCCTCCACGGATTTAGCAACATTTTCCCAATTAGCAATTAAAGCGGTAATTCCCTCTACTCCTGTAGAAACAATGCCATCAGTCTCAGTACCCATTTCATTCAAAGCAATACTCCACTTATCTTTTAAGTTAGAAATCTTTCCATAAGTAGTTTCAGCAAGTTTATCTGATAGGCCATAGTATTTACCACCGGCAGCCGTCATATTCTCAATAGCCTTCTGCAACTCTGGGAACCCTACTTTACCTGCTTTTGTCATTTGCATAAGTTTCTCAGTACTTACACCCATCACTTTTGCTAGCTCTCCGTAGATAGGAATACCACGGTTCGCAAATTGAAATAAGTCACGAGCATAAAGCCTTCCTTGCGTGAGCGAAGTACCGTATAAATATGCAATATCTTTTATTGATTGTCCAGAACCTGCGGATACATCGGATAACATTTTTACAGAATTAGTAACATCATCAGCAGCCGTTCCGTATGCCAATAGTTGCTTTGCAGAGTTGGTAATATCACGCAACTCGAATGGAGACTTAACAGCTAGCCTTGTTAGCTGACCAAATATCTCAGCACCCTTCTCTGAGCTACCAACAAAGGCGTCTATAGCAACACGTAATTGGTCAAATTCACCTTTTACGGATATCATATCATCTATAAATTGCTTACCCCAACGGAATGAACCATAAGCAATAATTGATGAGGCTGCATATTTGAAACGCTTTTCAAGGAATCATAACTCTTTATCTGCACGTGCAACATCAGCCTTTACGTTGTCAACTGATTCTTTTATTGGGCTGGCACTACTACCACCCTTACCAAGTTTGGATGTTGACGAACTAATCTTACTCATAGCCTTATCATAAGTAAGAGATAAATTTGCGACTCTGTTAGTCTGGTCATCTATCACTTTGCCTAATGAAGACATTTGCTCACGTATGGATGCAACCATGGACGGATCTACCGGATTAGTAAACTTTAGGTTTGCCTTTAGCTGAACCTTATCATAATACCGTTCTATCTTTTCAAGTTCAGCCTTTACGTTGTTTGATAGCTTTTGGAAGATTGCTACAGCTTCGTTTACGTTGGTATTTAATTTTGTATTGTCAATTCCGGTAGCCCAGAATAATTGGTTTGCATCCATAATATATTGTTGTTAAACTGGTGAAATTTCTTGTTGATTCCTATTGAATGGAGTTGCTCCTATCACAATTCCTTGCATATCTTGCTGAATATTGCAAGCTTTATCATCTTTTTTATCATCCGTATTCATCATTGAGGAGTATTCCTGCATCATGTGGCTAATAAGTACGAATGGCATTGATAATGTATACTCAGGGGTAAACCCAAAGTTAGCATTAGCAACTACGATAAGTCTGGTAAAGTCATAGATTTCTTCATCCTTTCCTGAGCGGCTATTAACCCCGCTTTTGTTTGTAGGCTCAACTTTAGGATCAAGCTGATAGATTTTGGAAAAGACTGACCTCCCATTCGATAAATAATAGCAAGGAACAATGTCATTAACTCGTCGGAATTTATTTCTTCCGAAATATCCTCACCTATAATTGCCGTAATAATATCATTTATCTCATTGATATATTTAGTTTGAAACTCTACTAATTTGGATAGTTTACCATCTTTCAAATCCATATCTAAGTTATCAATATCAGACAATAATATTTTCACTAATATAGGATTTATTTTTATCATTTGTGCTACCGTTAATGGTTTTATTTGCCATTTCTTAAAAGTGAAAGGTAGCCTTAATATATCGCTTGCGTCCTGCTTTAAAAAATTATCTATTTCCATATATTTGTTTTAAAAGAAAAGGGGAACATATTATATCCCCCTCCTCCTATATAGTTAAATGTAAAATCCTAAAAAGCCGGAGATAAGTAAGCCTCATCACCACTACCATCAGCACTCTGCAATAGATAGAAGTTTACGGTAACGCCTACTGTTTCGCTTTGTTCACCCATAGCACCAGACCATGAACTAACCGGCATTGCATTAAGCAACTCCAATGTTACTGTTTTGCCTTCAATGTTTTTACCGGTAATCTTAATATACTTGTTAACCGCTGCAGATCTACCAAGTTTAATCTTATCAGGAGTTGTTCCGGCTGTACCTGCTACCAGTGCTTTTCCCCAGAACTTGGTAAGCTCAGATGCACGGGAAGTTACCAACTGAATAGCCACCTTGTTTTGCACCGTACCTCTACGTACTCTATAAACCGATTGGTTTATTTCGTCATACTCGGATGTTATTGATGGCTCTGGGAAATCAGGATTAACAGTGCCATCCTTGATAAGCCCTGAAAGTGTTGTAAGCGTGGTAGGGATTACACCTGCTACCAAGTCTGCATCAGCATACGAAATCGAATCTATTTTGACAATGTTTACTTGTCCGCTTGTTGCTGCCATAATTGTATTTTTTAAAAATTAATTGTATAAAATTGATATTTTGTTACTGTGTAATTTGTGCTTACATTAGTTGTATCAGGCTCTAAAAGTTCGTTATAAAATATTATTCCTGTATCTTTTTAAAGGCCTACGATGCCTGCAATCTGATTACAATACGTCTTGATATTCTTACTGTCAGCCATGCCATTTATCTTAGGCAAATATAGCAAAATAATTATATCATTGATAGAGTTGTAGTTAGTTTTTTTTCTCGGCATATAAGTCAAAACGATACACGCACCGGTTTGCGACTCAGGTTTAACATCTCGGTAGATTGTTAGTCCCGTAGGAAGCAATGCTGTCCTCAATGCATCTATTACGTCAAATATCGTATTCATCTTATTACCGTCTTTAAAATCCTAAATATTGAACTATCATTTGGCGCAAAATCAATAAGTACTTTCCTTCCGTATGATTCAACCGTACCGGCATAAGGAGCGGCTGCAAATACAATTCCAATTATACTTTTAGATGGAATTTCAGTGCCATCAGGTAGTGAATGCTTACCAATAATTTTGTCGTAAATCAAATTTCTAATGTCTTGTAATCCCAAAGATGGATCAGAGCCAGACTTTGCCGCAATTCCCCAATGCTTAACCTCCTGTCTATTCTTTAAAACGACAAATCCAATAGAGGATTCAAGTTGTCCTTTATAGTTATTATAATCATGCTCATCTTTAGCACGCTGTGCTGCGTCTAAGCATATATCATATAGCTCTTTTTCTACTTTCTCGTATGAAACATCCAAAGTATTATTAATATTTGAACGAACATCACTAATCCTCCACATTTGCTTCATTTTACCCATATCTCAGTATTTAATCTAGTTGGGAAAACTAAGGCAATAATTCCTTTGCATCCATTACATGTAACTTCGCTATCAATGGCAAATACTGTTTTATTAGAAGGAGAAACGAATAACTTATAAGTGATTGGTATAATTCCTGCGTTTGTTGATATGGAGACATCCTTTGATGTAGGCTGATAGTCGCAAGCAAAGCTTACTTCAGTGCCCAAAATAGGGTACCCATCTACATCCATGCCACCTTGGCTTTTCATTGTTGCTGTATATCCGTATCTAAAACTCATATTATTTCCAACCGCTAGAGTAAATTATATTCCCGCTCTGTCCTTGCTCTAAGTAAGTAACACCATTGTTAGCGAGGATAGCCTTTCCACGAGACAGAAGTACTCTACGTAATTCTGCATTGATTATCTCTGAAGTACTACCCTGCTTATAGTCTGACATTAAAGCCTTATCAATCATTCCTAAAGCGGCTGCAATCTGGTTAGACTCAGTACCGCTTGGTGTGATTAAATATCTTTCCAATGAGAGCGTTGCTTCACTCTCACTGGAATTATAGACCATATATGCCTCTAGGTTTGTCATTACTATGCTGTTGCGTCAGTGATTAGAATTCCCATCTGCTCCATCATTGTAGGAACAACAATACCATTAAGTTCAGATTCAAATGTGATCTTGCCTTTATGAGTTCTCTTAGAAATCATAACATGGTTTACATCCTGATATACAGCTTCAACATCCGGCATTCTTTGTTCGTCAGAAGGAGTCCAAATGAAACTACCTACAATCTCTCCTCCTGTACCTGAAACACGACCGTCCTTGAAAGCGGACTCAGTTTTCTTAACAGTGATCCCATCAGTATTGTAGTAAGCAATTTGGTATTCCTCAATTTGGATAGGAGGCAACATCTTACCTGAAATAAGTACCTTATTTACAGCTTCTAGAGAAGGAGTTCCAGTGTACTTGGTAGTCGTTCCACCCTCAGCAAAATAAGATCCGATAGCTCCCTTAGTACTTGTTTGAGCCTGCAATAAAGAGAATGTATTTCTATTCATTGTAAACTTATCAAGAATAACACCGTTTGTGTCTTTCATGTAGTTATACAACGCTTCCAAATCATCAAGACCTTTTGCATTTGCAGCATCAGACCAAACAGTACCTACAAACTTCTTAGGAATACCCCAATCAATGCTCATGCTTAAATTGCTAAGGTTGTCTGCAGCAAGAATGGTAGATGTACCATTAGAGAATGTTTCAAAGAATAACTTATCAATAGCGATAAGTGGACCAACTGCTAACCTCTCAAAATAGTTATTAAGGTACTTAATAAGTTCTTCAGGATTAGTTACTCCGTCAGCAATAGCTCTTTCGATAGCACCGATACGAGCATACTCTTTGGATGTGAAGGATACTATATTACCAAATGTTGGCAGTTCACCTTCCATATCAAGAGGTTTTTCACTACCAATAACAGGCTTTCCGCTATACGGATCAACCATAGAAGCCATTGGGATTCTTCCGTTCAATGCAGCTACACCTTTCCAATCACGAGTTTCTGAATATGCTTCCTCAGAATACATTCCGAAACGAGGTTGCTTGAAAGCAGGTGCTAGTTCCCGTACAAATGTTTTAAACATTGTAGGGTCATTCATTAGTTCTTTAAATGTTATCATTTCAGAATAATATTAGGGTTAAGGGCTGAAATGGTAGCTGCACTAATCGGATGAAGAATACGAGCTTTTTCGACCCATTGGTCAACTTTATAAATACAATCTACAGTAACACCTGCAACAATCTTAACTTTGTTCCCAAGAATTACGTTTGCGGTATACTTAGCGGATGGAGTAGCTCCTGCGGCTAGAGCTTGAGCCAAGATAGCTCCTGCGGTAGCACCAGTACAAGCAGCACTCAGCGTTAATACATCGTATGCGGCATTATCTGTATTGATAGCACTGATAGTAACAGCATCACCTGACACATAGACGAAGTCGCCTACTTTGTACAAGTGGTTCTTTTCTACACGAGGAGCGGAAGTTGTTCCACCTGTTACTACGGTAGCAGCTTTGATTACATGCGCAACTTTAGTTGAGAAATCTAAATAAGCAGGACATCCTTTAATGAGGTATCCATCATTCTTGGTTGCATCCAATTCGGTTACATCCAACATACCACCACCTAAACCCTCTGAGTGAGCTTTCAACTCATCCCAAATTACTGGTTCTGGAGCAGGTCTTGCATTTGATTTAAAATACGGCATAATAATTATTTTTTAGTTTTACTTGAAACGAAATTTGACATTGCAGACTTAAAATCGGCTGGTAACTCTCCGGCTTTTTTATCTCCGTCTCCGGCGGTAACATAACCTTTAAGACCTCTTTTAGCCTGTAAGTTTTTATAGTCAGATATTTGCTTTGTAATCTCAGCCTCAGTAGCATCTTTCGGAATAGCATTTTTCATCAAAGTAACTTCTAGTGGATCAAGTCCAGCTACTTGTTTTTCAATGAATGCATTGCGCTTTTCGGTAGCAATAGTCTCATTAGACTTATTTATTCCTGCTTCAAGTGCTTCAAGACGTTCACGTAATGCTTTTGCTTCATCTGATTCAGCAGGAGCAGGCTTTTCAACCGGTTTACCAAATTTCTCTTTAATACGTGTACGTTCTCTATCCATCAAACTTTGCAGCCCTTTTGCTTTTGGTTGAGGCTCTTTCAATAAAGCTTCCAGTTCATCTGCTGTGTAATTTTCAATTGACTTTGGTTTCTCTACAAATGTTTTGGCAACGCCAACCCAACTGTTTAGAGCCTCCTCTGTTTCAAAATTAACTCCACTTGCTAAGGATTTATCAATACCCTCTGATTCAAGTTTACTGATAATTGTTTCCTGTTCTAACATATCTGATAATTGTTTAAATTGTTTGCTGCAAATATAATAAAATATTATAAAACAGCAAACTTTTTATGATTAATTTATCTTGTTTTGAAATATTTAGTTTTTAATGCTGTCATTTATCCTTTTACTTGCTATCTCAAAATAATTATCATCCATCTCTATACCTATGAAACTTCGGTTAAGGTTTACACAAGCTACACCAGTAGAGCCACTTCCAATACAGTTATCTAATACCGTTTCGCCTTCGTTTGTGTAGGTTTTGATTAAGTATTCTAGTAGAGCTACTGGCTTTTGGGTAGGATGAATACCTCTATCTGTTCTGCATGAATAATGTAATTGACTATCTGGGTATTTTAAATCATACGTTTTACCAGATTGCCCAAACTCAATAGATTTTTTAGTTATCGCTATTGGTATAGCTTTGCTTTGTTTATTTCCACCCTTTTTTATTGGAGTGCAGCGCTTTGTCATTTGAGGAATATATATAGGCATTTTCCCGTTAATAGAAAATACGCTTATATTTTCGTGCGTTTTTATCGGTTGCCTTTTAGCCTGAACAAAATTACCTCCAAAAAATTTATCATAAATCCAATCATAGCAATAACCATTAATATTACTCATTCTCAAAAAACTACTAAATGGTTCACTGCCAAACAACACAATCGCACCATTATCCTTAATAACTCTCTTATACTGATCCCAAAGAGGCTCAAACGGAATTACGTTATCCCACTTACAAGCGGTAGTGCCAAGCTACCCGTAGGGCAGATCGCACAACACCATATCAATGCTTTTATCAGCAATATATTTCATTGCTTCCAAACAGTCTGCATTGACAAGTGTATTCGAGTGCAACTGCCCTACGGATTCCAATTGTTTAATGTTTTCGTAAATTGTCATAAATAGTAATTTATATTCTGTTTCATTTTGTTCCAAAGTTCTTGGTCAATATCAATCTTTGCCCTATTTTCAAGCCAGCTAATAAATTGCAAATTATCAATTAACAAACTTCCACCGTTGCATTTTGCTTTTATATGGTCAAGCGATGGTTTAATCCATTTATCATTTGTTTCAATCCACTTGTAATACAGCTCATTAAATTTGCTATCAGCATAAAATCGCTCAATAAATTGGATATAAATTTCAGTATTAAAAACTTCGCAATCTCTTTTTCTACTTAAAGACCTATTCAAATACTTTAATTTTTCAATATCTTCAAACTTAGAAAGCCATTCGATTGATACATCGTATTTTAAATGTGCTTTCATGTTTTTTAAAACATGTTCTTTTGTCATTTTTAACCCCTCACTCCATACTTTACGACCTTTTAGTGATTCCGATATTTTTTTCTTATGTTCTTCATTATAAGGTTTTAGTGTTTTGCGCTTTGTTATTTCAATACCATTTCTGACTAAAATACGTTTAATCATGTGGTGGTTAGAATTGCAAATATCCGAAATATGCCTTAGTGTGTGACTACTATTATATAACTCAATAATGTTTTTATCATTCATACCATTTGAATTTAGAATTTATATAAATATACTAATAATAGTTGGAATACGCAAATTATTTACGGCAAATCACAAAGTATCATATCTATACTTTTGTCTGGTATACTATTCATTTCTACCAGACAGTTACCTTTTATTAATTGCATCATATTAGTTCACACCCTCCTTATTTCTTTTATTTTCAACACCATCCAAGTTACTAGGTTGCACCTGAGTAACGGCTTGTTTTTTTATCGCCGAATTTAACTCCTCAACCCTAATCTCCTGTAAAGTCTCTGGAGTATTAATTGTCAACATCCTAACAGCATTTTCCTGAGAAGTAATTCCTGCTCCAACAGCAACTGCAAGCATATTTATCATCTCTGAGATTGAATCAGGAAGTAATGAATTATACTTAAATCCTACATCCAAACGCTTTAAATCTTCGTTTCCATAAATTACAGCACCAAGCTCCTTAATGATATTTATACATCTTGAAACAAATTCATCATGAGTAACACGTTTCTCTGCAATCTTTACAAATGCCTGTAAGAATGTAAGCTTCATGCTTTGCGTAGACATGTTGCCATTCTTTGCCTCGGTCATCATCTTGTAAAGGTCGGGCCATGTA